GAGTAGGAATCAAGGTAGTTGCGTCTACCTTGCTGATAACTAAACGACAAAACAGAACTTGTGACATCCACAACCGTCGGCGTCTCTCGCTCTAAAACCCAACTAATTTTCGGCATTACATGGCCCTAGTGTTGACCGGCACTGGGCCCGACTGACGCACGTAATCTTGTAACGCTCTGACAATGCTGTTGGGGTCGCCACCGTTCACATTGACCGTGATCGTGTTACCGCCCATTGCACCGTTGGGCGTAATGTTGCCAGACGTGCCAGGAGTAAACAGTTCTGGCCCACGCTCACCAACAATGTACGAACCGCCCGACATGACCGGACCGCCGTTAGCACGGAACTGCAAACCCGAAAGGTCAAATGTGTTAGCGCCAGCAATAGCCGCAAAAGGATCGGTAGTACCGCCATACAACTTTTTGAACTTTTCGGTGTTCCCAATCGCCTCAATCATGGCTAAAGCCTTTTCAAGTTGACCAGTATCAACAAGAACTCGAATCCGATTCTTTTCCGAATCAGTCAAAGTTATGGTTTCGGCAAGATCAAGGATCTTAAGTTTGGCGTCAATAAGGCCCTGTTCGTATTCACTTAAAGCACCGTCAGCACCTTGGAACGCTTCCACGGCTTTTTCTTTAAGTTGGTCAAGCATTCCTTTAGCGTCTGCAACTGAACTCTCAAGTTTCAATTGGTTCTTAAGACCCTGGAATGCTTCTTCGGTTGCAGCTGTCGCTTCCTCAAGTGCCAGCATTTGTTCCTCAAGTTTGTAGGTGTCGTCTTTGGCACCCTGCACTCGACTGGCGTAATAACCCCCGTACATATCAGCAAGGGCTTTCATTTCAATTCGTGCAGCTGCAGCCTCGTTGCCCATTTCTGCCAAATCTGCATCTGAGAAAGCATCCTCGACAACGCCTCCAGCACCACGCAACGCTTCAGGTAATTTGGCTAATAAGTCAAGCAACTCAGCAACTTTGGGAAGTAAACGTTCTCCAAGGTTTATAGCCATTTTCTCAAAAGAATCTTTGAGGTTATCCATAGCGGCACGATAGTTTTTGGCTTTGTCAACTTCCTCTTTGTCAATGATCTTTGAGTCGTCAACGCTGTCTAGTGACGCTTTAAGATCATCAGCGCCCATCTCAATAAGTTCGGCCATGTCCTGCCAGCCTTTGCCGAGGAGCTGAGCGGCAACCTTGGCTTTTTCTGCAGGGTCTTTAATTGCTTTAATGCGGTCAATCGTGTTTAAGAATGTTTCGTTAACGTCTAACGATCCGTCGTTTAAATATACGAGGTCTACGCCAAGGTCACGAACTTTGTCAGGATCAGCGCCGATCGTGCGATTAAGACGACCGATAGCACCTTCTAGTTTGTCAACAGGTACGCCGATGTCCCCGGCGGCTTCCATAAACTTTGAAGCATCTTCAACAGTTAAACCAGTGGCATCACTAAATTTGCCTGCGGCGATCGCTAGGTCTTGGAAGTCTCCGATTGCTTTGATAGCAAAGGTAGCAATGGCTGTTCCGGCCACAATTGCTAGGTTGCCTGCTTGCGCTTTGACACCATCAAAAGCAGCCTTAGAACCAGCCTTGAACTTGCCCATAGTTCCATCAGCTGCAGCAATGTCTGCTTTGAATTTTCCGAACTGGCGCCTGGCTTCCTGGATGCCTTTGTCTTGAAGGTCGGTAATAATTGGAATACGGATAGCCATTACAGCACCAACGCTTTCGTTAACTGGCTGATCTGAGCCATAACCTCATCAACAGATTGCTTCATTTCAGATTCGACTTGACCAGCATTGTTCTCATACGCACGCCACATGACACGAGGCTTCTCTCCCCAATTGTTTAGAGCATCAGCAAGACGGTTTGAATTAGTGCCAGCGAACTCCACAATTGAAGCTGCAGCATCCTTGTTTACGATCGTTAGAACAGCATCGTTTTTCTTTGACAGAGACGTCTTAACAGAAATACCACGCACAGCTGCGCTCTGAACATACGGAAACAAACCTCTGCCACCAGGTGCCCAAGTGCGACTAATACCAGACGGCCATCCCCCATTCTTTTTAGTTGGGTCGCCATACGGATACAACTTTTTGGCTTCATCAACGACAGGCTTAAGAATCTTTTTAGCGTCCTTAAAAAACTGTTTTTGAACCTCAGGCTTAACCTTTTTTAATGCCTTCAAGGTGGACTCAAGCCCATCAACAGATATCGACATGGTTCACCTCTCCTTTAAGATCTTTGCGACTGTCGAGAGGTCGTCTGAATCAAAGTCTATACCAGGTGGCCAGTAGCCAGTTATGACTAACAGTTGGGCTAGAGAGTAGCGGTGTGATCCGCTTTCGTAGGGTTTGCGGACGCAGTGCTCACGATCTCAATCTCTACAAGCTTGTTAACAAAAGAGTCAAACTCCACTGGGATGGACTGGCCGTGTTCCGTCTGAATCTTGGCTGAGTGCCATGCCATGAACGCCATGTCCTCCATGCCAAAATTGTCGGCAAGGTCTGAGGTTTTCATTTTGAATTTGCGTTCCCATGCGACAAGCGTTGCAAGCGTTGTCGTGATCGTGGCAGGTCCAAAGCCGATGTCGAATCGGATCGTAAGTTTCATGTCGGGTCCTTTGTTTAGGTTTGGTTAGATCAGGCTTCAGACCAGGCGAAAGTTCCACCACGCAGGACTATGGTGCAACGACTGAGCTCTCCAAGCGAGTACACGACAGGCAGCTCTTCGAGATACGAGTTTGCCAAGGTTCCAAGTGGGTTCGTTGCGCTGGTAGCGGCCGAAGTTCCTTTGATGGTTACTGACGCAATTTTGGTTCCGACAAGCGATTTAAAAGTTGCGTAAGTCTCACTGCTGGCCGTGCTCCAGTAAAGCTCCAAGGTCAAGGTGTTGTCCTGCAAACCGGCCGTAAAGCTGGTAGCGGTAGACCCGAAGGCTCCGTCAGGCAAAGCCATAATCTTCTGCGACAGGTTTGCGCTTGTGGTCTGGTCCGAAATATCAACAGCACCGATTGAAACGATTGGATTGGATAGGTATGTCGAAGTAGCCATGACGGATCAGTCTTTCTTTGAAGTTGGTGCGTCGGGCTTGTTGGTCAATTTAGCACCCTTTGAAGGGTGAGTGTCGGAACGCTGAATGAAGCCACCTTCAAGCAGCCAATCAATATCGTCAGACGGGCCAGCAACAAACGCCGTTCCGATTTCGCCGACTCGAATACTTGTAATTACATATTTGTCCATTATGAATCCTGTGCTTGTAGTGGGATGAGTAATTCGTATCCGGCATAGTCAGCGCCACCAACAGAAACAACTTTTGGTGATGCACTCATAACCGCAATGTCTTTTGTGATTAGTTCAGCAGTGAGCGAGAGGAGCTGGCGTAGTGCGTCAAGGTTGCCAGGGCCGTTACTGATTAAGGTCACAGGAAACGTCATTTTGACAATGTTGCCGTTCCACGACTCGATGGATGGAGCATCCACAAAAGCGCAAGGTGGAGCGATATTGCGAGGATCGTTAACAACCCTAAGCCCCGAAATAGTTTGGAGAGTAGTGACCAGATCATCTAGTGCCTCGTTCAGGAAGTCCGTGTAAGCCATATTAGGCCACCTGTGGTCTGTTGATGCCTAACAACTGTTTGACGATGCCTGAGAGCCCTACAGTGGGCGCTGACGCCATATCTGTGAATGATGCGAATTGATCCACACTGCCACGCTGACGATAAAGAGCGGAACCGTACATGAGCGTTCCGAGCGTTACATCTCCACCAGGCGTAGTGGTTAACGAGTCTGTGTATCCGGACTCCTGACGTCGGCGAAAACAGAACGAGTTCGCAGCTGCAGCGACCTGCACCAAAAAGGCTGTTTCATCACCAGCGGTAGTGATTCCGAGATATGTCGCAATTTGTGGGCCTGTCACCCAAGTGCAAGTTTCGGTATAGGTCAAAGTTCCAGCAGTTGTAGAGCTTCGACCTAGATCACTGCCAGCGTTGTAAAACAACACTTGGTTGGGGATCGGTTGGTTGACATCAAAAAGAAGATCGCCTTCAGAGTCAACGCCAAGAAAGTAGTAACTCGGCAGATCATAAATGACATGAGTGCCGTTGAGCGAGTGACCCAAACTAGCAAGTGTCATTGACTGCCCAACAGCAACATCGGGTTCCGTCAGCGTTTGGACAACCGCATAGTTATCCAACCGCTGGTGGAATGTGATCTGGTATACAGCCATGATCGGCTAACCGCCTTTCGGGCTAGTAGTTAGGCGATGGTAATTGATTGAATGAAACTCGACTTAGCGACGAAGGTGGCGAAGTACTGGTGGATACTCAGGTTCTTGCCAAGTGTGCTCGGGTTGTCAAGGCTCAACAATTGCGGGCCTGATTCGTAGATTTCAAAGCCTGGTGCGTAAACCACAAGCATGGTTCCGGAAGCGAAGTTGTTGTCAACGACAACATTCAAACCGAGAACATTCATGCTGGTGTACTGGAGACCAGAGACGTTACCAATCGAGTTGGTGGTCATCATGCCGTTGGCGTTGTAACCAAACACTGGACGCTTGTCAGCGTCGGTCTGCTTGCCCAACTTTTCCCATACATCGGGCGACACGCACAAGTGAGTGGGGAAGAAGTTTGAATCTTCCGCAATTTCTCGAGCGGCGTCGTACAAGGAGCTGAACAACGAAGTCGGATCGGCGTCCGTGACAGTCCAAGTTGAACCTGATGCAGTCTTGCCAGCAACAAGTGCGTCGGCTGCGATGTCGTCAGTCTTAATAAGCACTTGACCAGCGAGGTCGTTCAACACGACTTGCATTGCTGCAGGATCGGTGAAGTCAATGTCTTGGCGTGACAAAGTGACCTGACCGGCAACGGTTGACTTGGTGACAGTGTTTGAAGCAACAACCATTGTGGTCGCCGACACTGCGTCAAGCTGATTGGACTGGGTTGCTGCAGAAGTGTGGGTCGTGATGGTCGGACGGATGAACTGACGGCTAGGCGTATTCGGCATGGCTCGAGCACCAAAAGCGTTAACGACTGGACGGACAAAATTGAGGTCCTGGAACACAGGCCCCAAAACGCTGACGCTGAGCAATCCAGGCGTGTCGCCTGTCAAAATGTCACCAGCTGCTGCTTGAATCGCAGTCTGATTACGCTTTGAAGCCTGAACAAAAGCATCGTTCACTTTGTGCCAAGTGTCGCCACCAGTGTGGTAAGCGGCGAGCATTTCGGATGCGGTAGGCATAGCGAACTCACGCTTGGGCTGAGCAAAGATCGGTGCGGTAGGCACAATGACTTCCTCGGAAACGATTGGGCTAAGTTCCATTTTTGGTTCTTCCTTTTGTTCTTCGATTTGTGGCGCTTCCGCCGCTACTTGCGTAATCGTAGCACCGGCAAATGCCCCCTGTGGGACTAGCGATAATTCAACCCAATCACCTTTGATAATTGTCATGTTTCCTGCATCGTCGTATTTAAACTCTGTCGGATTTACACCAACAGATACAGCGTCAATGACACCATCGGAAGCAAGCACTAAAGCCTCGTCGCCTGCTCGAGTATTAGAAACTCGTGCAGTGAAATACATCGCTTCTGGACTGTCAACACGCTCGGCCACTAAACCGACTGCTTGCGTTGAGTCGTGGTACATATACAGTTTTGGTGCTTTGCCTTCAACAGACAAACTGCCTGGAGCGAACTGCACGTTTGTTCCATCGGAAACTGTTGCAAAAGTGTTGTAGGGAACTGCAACGCCTGTGATGGTGCGACGATCCTGCCCGTCAGGGCCTGCAGCTTCTACAGCGAAAGTGTTTGAACTAAACCTGATCATGCCAACTCCTCTTGAGTGTTTTCTTGCTTTTGTTCTGTTTCTTTTTTCATGTAACTGTCAGCTTCTAACCACTTCTCAACATCCCATTTGACATAGGTGCCTCGAGGAAGTTGCTGGCTGAGGGCTGATGAAATCGCTTGTGCATACATTGATAAGCCGAAGGTCCACAAGTCCGACTTAGCGCCTGCGCTGTTGGTATAAGCGTAACTTCCGCTGGAAATTCCTAATAAATATGGGGGGACGTTGCACAAGTTAGCCACTTCTTTTGATTGGTATTCGGCTGCATCAATCAACAACATTTTGTCCGGTGTCGCTGTCGTTTCTGTGTAGGTCAAAAACTCGTTAAGAGCTGCAGTCTGGTTAGTGCTTCGAGCCTCGTTAAACGCTTCAGCCAAAGCACCTAACTCCTCGGCCGACAACGGTTCTCCGCCAGTCTGCTTTAGTACCCCAGCTGGTATTGCTGAACTTGCGTTACGGAAACGGGCATCACACAATTTCAGAGCGGTAGCGATGGTTTGTTCGCTCATGTAAATCATGCCCTGCGTAGGACTGTAAATCTGAACAACATCGGCAGGGTCTAGAGCGCCACCATTGAAGTAGATTTCTTTGCTTTTACCGAACCACACCGGACCCTCAGCGTCGGCCGTGTCAATGGAGCCTTGCGGTAGACGGGTGGCGGACGCCATGTAACCATCTTTTGTTCGGCTGGTGATGTAGAGGAAGCAACGACCAAAAAAGAACAGGTCATCAAAAATCCACGGGAACAAAAACGAGTTAGGCATATCGGGATCAAGTTGGCGTAGCCAGGTGCGAGGAGCCAACGGCACAGTCTCCATCTCGTTGCCGTTCCAAATTTCGGTGCACATCTTTAATTCCATGCTTGCCAAAACTGAGGCCATAAGGTCACGGCTTCGACTAATCGCAGGAACAGAAATGGCACGATTACGAGCCAAGCCAGACTGGTACGTATACCAACTGCCGATCGTGTTGGGGGCTTTGTTTTGTCGGTAGTAATTAGTGCCAACTGCAGCTGCAACCGATTCCTCAGGAATAGGACTAATAGCCGCCTTTGTCACTTCTTTTTTGCTAAATAATCCCATTAGGTTTCCTTTGCAGGGGAGTGCCGACGGGTCCCCGA